GACACAAACGGAACAGAGATGAAGATCAAGCTCAAGAACGGCTCAATAGTCCAGATAATAGGTACAGACAACTACGATGCAATCAGGGGAACTAACCCTATGGGCTGTGTGTTCTCGGAGTTCGCCTATCAAAACCCGATGGCTTGGGATGTTGTTAGGCCGATACTAAGGATAAACAAAGGCTGGGCATTGTTCAACACCACACCTAACGGAGAGAACCACTCACACGACATTGGAGAGATGGCTAAGAAGCACAAGGGCTGGTTTCACGAGGTATTAACCATAAAAGACACAGGACAACTCACAGAGGCCGACATGGATGAGGAGAGAGCTGAGGGGTACGATGAGGACATGATCCAGCAGGAATACTACTGCTCACACAAGGTGGGTAACAGGGGGTCTTATTATTCTTCTTTGGTCTTGGAAGCTGAAACAGATAACAGGATCACAGATTTACCAGTAGAGAAACATATACCAGTAGATATATTCCAGGATATAGGTAGGAACGATTCATATTCACTAGGGTTTTTGCAGAAGATTGGCAACGAGATAAGGTTTGTAGACTTCTATCAGGATAACGGAAAAGATGTATCACATTACATAGAGTATGTTTTAGAAATGAAATACAGGATTGGTATAGTATATTTACCACACGATGCAAAGCAAAAGAGGGTAGAGGCTAAGAACTCTGTTTGGGAACAATGGGAGGAGGCAGGATTCAGGGTTAAGCTAGTGCCTAAGCACGGAATCAACTCAGGAATACAGGAAACAAGGAAGAAGTTTAAGCGGTTCAAGTTCGACAAAATGCGTACAGTACATCTAATTAGATGCCTAAAGACATATCACAAAGAATGGGACGAAAGAGCTAAGGTGTTTAGACAAGTACCAAAGCACGATTGGAGTAGTCATGCAGCAGACATGGTACGATATGTTTCAGTAGGCTGGGAAGATGACAAAGTGAAAGACACAAGCTACAAAGAATCAGTTGGTGAATACATAGACACCAGTGGTATCATAAACCCTCTCACCCACAAGATAGACAAGAGTAAGAGAATAAACGAGTACACGGGTCAAGCTGAAAGCTATGTCAGCATGGAGTAGGTAGGTTGCAGTTACACTACTATATATGGTACAGTATATGTAGTTATAACTTTCATCAATGGATAAAAGCCTAGATACTCCTTTAAATCAGGACATACAGGACGGTTTGGACAATAAGGCTGTTCAAGGGTATTTGGAGATGATTTCTACAAACAACTCTACTAAGGAAACGCAGATCGCTGAGGATGAAGCTATCAGGGCTTTGCTCAAATCAAACTTCGATATAGCTGATCCAGTAGGGACTAGAAAGCTAAACTCTCAGAGATTATATCAGGCATTGTGGCGCACTCATGCAAAGATGAAGCCACATGACTTTATGATTAACGGTACAGGGAAAGAGATGTACGAGGAGAAGATAGTTACAGCAGGACTTGGAACAGTTATGGATAGAGGCGGTTATGATTCAGCTTTAAGAGATAAGAACGGCATATTTCATAATCTACTTCTAGTGGGTGATGCCATGCTACAGATTGGGGCTAACACTAATAAGAAATCACTAGCACCTCTTTTATACACACCAGTTAGCAGAACTAATGTATATATGGATTCTTTCGCTACAGGATTAAGGAATCGTGGTAGAGCTGGTAGTGCATACAGGGCTTGTGCGGTATTTAGTTATTCGTGGAATCAAGCTACAACAATGTACCCAGAGCTTGCTAAGAAAGGTGGAACAGGGAAGATACCTAGATATGAAAGCCGATGGAAAAACGATTTCAGAAGTGAGGAACAACAGTTAGGACTAGAGGATGAAGTGGAGATAGCTTACGGATATGATATTAACAAGAACAACTTTACAGTATTTGCAGGGCAAGCTTGTACTGTATTAGAGGAGTTTAACGGTGATGACTACCCGTATATTAAAGCAGGAGACCCATATATTCCACTATTACAATGGATATGTATACCTAGCCAAGACGGAGCTTACAACTACGGTATAGGGCATTTGTTGTATAAGTTAGCCATTATAAGCTCAAGGCTATTGAATATGGAGCTAGCACACGCTGAGGATAACACTTACCCAATCACATTTATCAACACTCCACAGGGTGAAGCTGCTGATTTCTTCCAGAAACTTGCAATGGCTGACAAGATGAGGGCTAGTGGTAAGAAGCCTTTTGTAGCTATGGAATATGATGTGAACGATCCAAACGCTAATAAAGCACAAGCACAATCTCTCTTAACACAGAACCTTACAAACGAATGGCAGTTAATCTACAACACTTTAATAGACGAAATACAGATGTTAGGAATCAATTTGAAAGAGTTAATAGGGGGTGGTAAACCCACAGCAACAGAACTATTACTAGATGAAAAGAACTCAGACGCTTGGCTAGAAGGGGTTAGTGAAGTAAACGCTTCAACAGCGCAAGAATGTGTAGAGATAACAATGGACGCAATCACACAGTTTGTACCTAAGAAATCAAAGAAACCACTCAACTTGACAAATACTGTCATGTTCAAAGATAAGAAGATTAGAGCTGATAATGTAACCCTAGGCATGGTATCTACTGAGCTTAAAGATGGTAACTATTTTGTTGAGATAGATTCAAAGAGTGGAAAGATACCGTCCGAGACAATGTTCAAAGCTAAGATGATGAGTGTATTCCCTTATCTACAACCTGGCTCAAAAGCGCAAGCTGACGCAGTTAAAGCGTTTGTTGGGGCAAATGACATGGACTTCTCATTTGAAGCTATGCAAGCACCACCAGAACAAGCACCACAAGGAGGGCCACAACCACCGCAGAACATGGATGAACAGATACAAGGTAAAATGAATAGCTTAAATGTACCAGCATGAGTTTAAAGGAGATCATTAACAACAGAGGCCAAGCAGGAGAGCTAACTAAATGTGAAAAGGTTTTAGGAGATTTAAGCCGAGTGTATAGGATAGCGGACTTCTGGGACATTAACTCAGATATAGTGGAGCTAATAGCAGCTAACGAGTTACTGGACTACGCTACCGAGAGAGATTTTGATTCGAAAGAGTTTGCAGCGTTTAAGTTGGGACTAAATAAGATGGGACAGTTTATGAGTGCGTGTGCTATGGAGCGTAAGGTGATAGAACAGTCGAAGGTTGTTGAGAGCGATGGAGGCTCTCAATAGTCTTTCACGGACTATCGTTACTTACTAATCATATCGTCTTATGGATGAGCAGGAAAACACCGCAGAGGATGAGCTAGGTCTAGCCACCGACACGGATGAGATTGCTGACACCGAAGCAACTGACACAGACAAGGAATCTGATGAGCAGGGGCAGGACACCCTCGATCTTGAAGAAACAGAACAAGATAAAGGGAAGGCCGAGATTGCAAAGGAAAAGCTAGTCAGCGACACAGTCAAGAAGATCAAGTCTGGGGATAAAACCTTAGATGACATCCCAAAAGACCAGGCGTGGCTGAAGCAACTTGCAGAAGCAGAGCTTGGTGTAAATGAGTCAGAAGATGACATCATTGACAGGAAACTTAACGAGAGAGAAGCTACTAAGAAGTTCGATTCTCTCAAGAAAGAGTTAAATGTTACTGATCTCACAGCAGACCAGAAGTCTACTCTTAAAGGGAAATACAAATCCTTGAGAGATAAAGGACTTAGTAAGCTAGATGCACTTGAAATGTCTATGGAGATAGCAGGTGTAGACCTAGAAGAAGCTATGGTTGACTCAAAACGCTACGCAGCTAGGATGAGAACTCCTGGTAGCTACACAAGGAGCGAAGGTGATCCAGAATCCACAGAGAAAAATGAGGGATTCGGTGTACTAGCTAAGAAAGGTAATCCTGAAAAGACTTGGGACTATCTTAAAAAGCAACTCTAGGCTGTGTGAGTAGAGGTGATGAAATTATATTCATAACTTTTACATCATGGCAGTTAACTCACATTCAGCGTTAGCACCAGTAAACTTTATGCCTAAAGTTCAAATGTTTTTGAGCAAAAGGCTAGTGGCAAAAGAGCTTTGTCGCACAGAGTTTAGGGCGCAACTACGCTCAGGGCAGTCTATTGATTGGCCTTACATCACTAGGGGAAGGGCACAAACCTACACACCTGGTACAGATTTGACAATGGACGCTAATACAGCGACTTCAGATACTATGTCAATTGACCAGTCTCGTGCAGCTACTTTCGTACTAGACCCAAATCAGCAAGCACAAGCAGAGGATAAGACTATCAATGCTCAACTTGCTAACGAGATGGCTTATGTTATTGCAAACGACATCGACCAGAAAGTAATCAAACAAGGAACAGATAATGCTGGTTCAACTATTGCAGGTGGAGTATTGAGTGCAGCTACTCTTTATTCTCAAATGACAAACGTAACAGCTACACTACAGAGAGCTAACGCTAACGACGGTGAACTGTTCGCTTTGTTAGATCCAGAAACTTGTGCATTGCTTGCTCAGGTTGAGGTAGCAAACGGATTTAACATGGCAGATTCAGCACTTTCTAACGGATTTGTTGGTAAATCACACGCAGGATTCTATGTTTACAATTCAAACAACCTACCAGCTACAGTAGTAATGACAGCCGACACACAACCTACCAATCTGGACACTATCACAATTGCTGGTGTTACTTGGACTTGTGTAACTGACGGAACTGCTGCAAATGCAGGAGAAATGGCTATCGGGGCAGACATCGCAGACTTCAAGACTATCTTTGTTGCAGCTATCAACGGAACAGGAACAGCAGGTGTTTCTGCATACATTGATGTTTCAGTAGAGAATCGAAGAATTTATCAGCAAGCTGGTGTATCTGCTGCAACATTTGACGGAGATGACTGTACTATTACAGGATTCGGTAAACTTGCTTGTAGTGAGACTTACACGACAGCAACTAACGGATTCGCTGCTGAGATAGCCGATATGCTCTATGGTACGAAGAAATCTATCTCTCTAGGAATGCAGATTGAGCCTACTATGGCTTCTGCTAAGAACCCTGACCGACCAATGGAGAAGAACTACGCTCTACATACATTGTTTGGTAAAAAGGTATTCTACCGAGATATACCAAGACTCGTTAAGGTGACACGCACTTCAACAGCTGCGACTATCTAAAGGTGCTGGGGAGAGCCTAAAATCTCCCCATTTATATAACTCACAAAATTATGCCAATTAAAAATCCAGTATCAGAGCTAGTCCTTTTAGAAGGAGGTGGTGGTATTAAGATGTCAAATGGGCAAGTTGTTGTTTCTGGTTCAGGTGAACTAGGAGAATCAGTTGGAGGTTTAAAGCAATGGGTGGTTATGAAACCTGATGTAGCTGTTAACAGTATAGTAGCAGCAGAGGACATATCAGCAGGAGGTACAATCGTTTGTACTCTTGCTCGCACAATGCTTGATACGCCAAGAAACTTGCTTTACACGCTAACAGATGATGCAAGTACAACCTTAACAGGTATCTTCGTTGTAGTTGGAACAGACCAATTCGGAGCTACCGTAACTGAAACGACTGGAACTGTAACACAGGCAACTGCCGTAGCAGGTACTCAGGTATTTGCAACAATCACAAGTGTAACAGCTACATTAACAAACGCAGCAGCAAGTGATACTGCGGATGTTGGAGTTGCTATTGCAGCCGATGTAGCCAGTTTCGGAATACCAGACGCTCTAGGAGCAGTAACAGATGTTAAGTCTGTGAACTGGATAGATGCAGGAACAACTAAGACGCAGAATGTTGACGCTACTTCAGTAGTGTTAGCAAGAAATTGTTTTAGGCCAGAACAAACTGTTGCAGCAGCAGATGATTATATTATTTTATATGAATCTACAGCAACGGCTTAATCCTTTTAGTGGAGGAGTGGGGTCTCGAAAGAGACTTCTCTCTAAAGGGAATAATCATTTAATCAAATTACTATGGGAGGACTATTAAGAACAAATCAGCAATCAGAAGTTTCAGAGCAAAGAAGGATGCCAGTAGACGGTGTGAATTCTGACGCTATAACAGATGTATCTGCTGAGACAGTACAATTATACTACTTTTCAAGTGGAGTATTAACCACAGACGCAGGACAAGCTGCTGGAGTAATTGTGGTTGGTAAACTAGCTAACAGGAACATTCTAGGAGCATTAGGAGATGTTGTAGGAGATTTCGGAGACACTTCAGTTTCTTTTACTTCAACAGCATTAACAGCTATCAGACCATTCGATCAAATAGCAGTTGAATCAGCAGAGGCAGCAGCAGCTAGTAGTAAGCTAACTCTAACAGCCAAAGCCACAGCAGCCACATCGGGCTTCCAAAATGGAGAATACTGTATAGATCACCGAACAGGTACTATATATGGCGTGAAAGCCTCAGCGCAAGTTACGCTAACAGCAGCAGCTTACAAGGTTAATATCGCAGTATCAGGTGGAGGAGGAGGAATTGCTAGTGATGTTAATGTAGCCAAGTACGGTGGAACAGCAACAACTCTAGGACAGAAAGCAAGTGCAGCTTCTATGCCAGTTGTATTCCCATCAGATCAGAGTTTGGGGGCTACACTAATAGACCCTACTCACTGGAGTCCAAATGACGGCTCAGTAGCTTATACTTCAAATGTAACCATTACCTGTGCAGGATTTCCTTTCACAGTTGACGATGCAAACTGTACTGTTGTGGCTGTTTATTACAAGCCTACAGGTGGGGAGTGGCAATCAGCTTTGGTAAATGGAAGTGGTGGAGTTTCACTTGTAGCAGCTTCAAATGTAATTACAGTGGCAGGTGCAGGTACACCATTTGCATCAGCAGACACCTACTTAGTAGCAATAAAAGAACAGGTAAAATCATTGACCACAGCTACAAGCTCAAAAAGGACAGAAGAAGTAGACCCACTAGACCAAAAGTATGTACCAGATGTACTTATAGACGAAACCAACATACCAGAGACAACTACAGCCTATGCTTATATTGATATGGCGGGATATAGGACTGTTGGAATACAAGGAGATACAAGTGGAGCAACACCTACAGATGTACTTACGGTTACTTTAGAAGCAACTTGTCAGGACGATGGAACAGCAGCAGCTTCTTGTAGCTATCAAGACCTCACAGATGCGCTTACTGGTGCAGCTAGTTATGCTGATACAGATTTCTTCTTCCTAATTAACACACCATTTGCGGTTAAATACTTGAGAGTGAAATACACAACAAGTACAGGCGGAGGTAACGATGCAGACCTTACAGTATATTCAAAACGACTTTATTAATCACTTAGCGATATGGCAGGAAGTACAACAACAAGCGAAGCTCGTAGTCAATCAGAGCTTGTACTTGCAAGGAACACAATTTATTCCTTTAGAATTACTGGAAGTGCTGATAATGGAAATGCCTCAATAAGGCTTTCATGGTATGAACATACACCAAAAGGATAACAATTTAACCCATATAAACATGGAAAATTTAGACACAGCCTTAGACGGCAAGAAGCTAGAAGACCTAGTTGCAGAGAAACCTGCTAAAGAGTCTACACTAATTGAGCCTACAAAGGCTGAGGTAGAAGCAATGATAGCACTTCTTAAAGAAGGAGCATCATACAAGAATATTAGAATGACAGTTCGCAGAGTAGAGATGGACGGAGAGAAACAACTCTCTGCTAAAGGATTCTCTTATGGTCAGATAAAAGAAATAGAACTAGGAATGCAAGCTAAGATAGTAGAACTAAGCCCAGAAGTAGAAGAATAACCAAATTAATATGTCACGATTAACACCAAGTTTTTTAAGTGAAGCAGTTAAGAAGATTACTTTCAGTAATTTGTTCAATTTCTTTTTTATCTCTAATAGAGTTATGATAAGACGTGTGTTCTCCAATGTCTTTAAACAGGTAAAGATTCTCAATTCTGTTATCATTTTTTATCTCATTGATATGATGTATAACTTCACTTGGACTAAGAAATCTTTTAAGATATTTTTCGGCAACAAGCCTATGCTCAAGACAATAATTAGTTTCAACTGGAAATGGATGGTACGGATTATGGATAAAAACATATCCACCAACAATTCTTCTGCCACCTTTCCATTGTCCATTTCTTTTACCATTATTAGTAGATTTACCAATAAGATCTTTAGAATAGCAAGAATGACTGCAGAAAAAACCATAACCTTTTTTAACATTACCAGGAAGTGCTTCAAAAGCCTTAGAACAATACTTGCATCTTCTTTTGACTCTCTTAGATTTGTCCTTACTACAGCAAGCCCTAGAACAATATTTACCTCTGCTATGACGAACGTGCCACTTGGTAATAGTTATTTCCTTCCCACATAATTTACAGGTTGATTTCATAATATATTAATTAATTATAGCCTAAGTATAACACAATATGACTAACATACAACAATTACTAGATGAGAGCGTGTTGTTTCACGATTACAGACGCAGAGATGCACAAGACCTATCAGGTAATAGTAATAATGGAACACTTACTGCTGTGAATTTTGACAGGAATGGTACAAATTTAACTGGTACATCATCAGTGGTTACTGTAGCTGATAGTGTTGAATTAAGATTGGAAGAAATGACTTTGGTTTGTTTTAATCAAGGTGGTTTTGTTCAGTATGATGGTTATTTTCCTAGATTGATTGATGGAAAAGGTATTGATATTTATTTAAGAGTTACAAACCAAATTTCTATAGAAGGTGTACTTGTCGCAATCACAGGCAATAATAAAAAATGTATTGGTGTTTATGCTAAAGACGGAGAAATAGCAGATGCTTACATTGATGGGGTTTATAATAATTCAACTGGTTCAGTAGTTTCAATTACAGCAAATAGTAATACTTTATGTATTAACAATGTAAGTAGTTTATCAAAACAAATGACAGAAGGGCTTTCAAGTATTCTAATGTTCCCTAGAGAACTAACTGCCACAGAACACGCAGAACTTTATGGGTATCTATCAAGTTTAACTTATCCTTCAAAGACAAATGCTAAACCAAAAGTGGAAGACCCAGAACTTTTAGTTGATGGTGATATGGAAGCTGATAATATAACGGCTTGGACAGCTGGGGCTAATACAACACTATCAAAAGAAACAGATTCACCTTATGCCGGTACAAGATGGCTTAAAATATTAAACACTTCAACTTCTAACGGTTCTACACATCAAACTATTTTAACAATAGGAAAAGAGTATTGTGTTACTGGTTGGGGAAGAGGAGATGCTGGAACTGGTAAACCCAGATTATACCAAGGTGGCGGGGTAGGTTTACTCTGGGATGGTACAAATTCAACCAGTTGGCAATACTTTAATATTAGATTTGTAGCATTATCAACTTCATTTTTAATGCAATGTGGTTCAACGACTTCTGCTGATTTTTCAGGTTTTGATAATGTATCAGTACAAGAAATAGGAGCTAATGATTGGAAAACCGATTGGGCTGCTAATGTGAGTGATGCTGATGTAACAGCAGGACTACTAGAAAACACACCATTTACAGTTGGGGCTGGTCAAATTCAAATAAATTCAGATACAATAAACGGACAAGATGTAAAAGTTATCACACCAACACTTCAAGGTTTTGTTTCTATGCCTACAAGCACAATGGGGCAAACGCCAACAGAAGCAGCTTATGGAGAATGGGAGGGATGGTTTAAAACCGCAGTAGGGTGGTCACATTTTGTGATAGTAGGTTCATCTGCAGCAAGAATGGATGACGCTTCTCAAAGTGGTTACTTCCTAGAGATGGGTTCAACGAATGTAAGATTATATGAAGTTACTGGTGGTTCTCCAACATTGATATTTAGAAGTTCAGTAATAGACCCTGATACTTGGTTCAAATTAAATGTTACAAGAACCTCAGCAGGAGTATTCTCTATATATTTTAACGATGTGCTTATGACTGCTGTAAGTGGGACAAATCCAGTAACAAACACAGACCATATAACAAGCAATTATATAGTAATTGAACAAGACGCAGGAGATATGGTTTCACTAGGAGATATATCAGGCAACCACTCTATAGTTAAAAAACTATTATGAATGAAGAAGATTTAAAAGATTGCGTAGTCCGCATGGACGAAAACATGAAATCTCTACACGAGAAGATTGAAACAATCCATGCAATCCTAAAAACAGGCAAAGAGAAGTACGCTCCTATATCTACGGCATTTACAGTAAACAGGATAGTGAATGCGATCTACGGAATACTATCAGCAGTAATCATAGCAGGCATACTAGGTACAGCTACATTTTTCTTTAGCCAAGGCGCAGCAGCATATATATCTTATTTAATAACTACAGCATAATGAAAAAAGCAGGTAAAACAGTAAAACGAGTCCTAAAGTCAGTCAAAGCAGCCAAGAAGACAGTACAAAGAGCAAAACGCAGAGAAGGAAATAAATATACAGCTTAACAATATAATATGGCACTACAAGTACAAACAGCATACGACGCATACACAAGATTCAAGCAGGATATTTCAGATGTATCTGATGCAGACTTTATAGATTGGTGTAGATGGTTACATAACTTCACCTACAGATATTATCTAGGTGTTGAGCCTAACAACTTCTTCACTACACAAGCTTACACAGTTACAACTAGCCCAAGCACACAAACACTCCCTTCTACGCTTAAACAAATGACACAGTTCGGAACAGGGCTATATACTGTATCAAATAGTGTAGCAACAGAAGATCAACTACCATATACAGGCAGAGGCAGTTCAATTAGGGGATATTACTTAGATGGGTCAAATATCGTATTCACTGGAGTAACAGACGAAATATTCTCTATGGTATTCGTACCTAAGCTAACACAGATTGACGCATTAACAGATTATTTCACTATTGATACAACTGATACTGGCAAAGATGTTATCTCCGATGAATGGTTACAGGATTTCGTGATAAAGGCTTTGGATGTGATGTATACACAGTGGGACGAGAATCCTGGAGCAGAAGGTTTCGCAGACGCACGATTCATCAGAACGCTAACAGATTTTCTTTCAAATATCAGAAGAACACCAGGAGTTTACGGACTTGAGGATAGTTCACTTAACTTTTAAAATGTACAAAGCAATTGCTAAACCAAGGGGGTCAAATAGAAGTGTCCAAGTCTCAACAATGGGTCAAAAAGGGCTAAACTTAGAAGGTTTACCTGAAATGATGAAACTTGAGTACGCTAAGAAGATTATTAACTATATCCCTTATTCATACGGTGTAGGCACAAGAGGAGGCGTAGAGGTTCAAGGTACGAAAGCAGGTCTAACAGAAGGCATAACCCTGTTCAAGTATTTCAGAGATGATGTGTTTATTGTGGGTTACGGAACAACTATAGCAACTTTCGATCTAAGCACAGCAACATTCACAACATTAAAGGATGATTTTAGCACTTCAACAAGATGGGGAGGTGATAGATGTGGAGAGTATTTCTTCGTAACTAACGGTGTAGATAGGCCTTATAGGATAGATTCAGCTTATGCGATAGGGATAGTAACTAATGCCCCTATTTGTGATGACATTGCTTTTATAGGGCCAAGAGCTGTAGCTATTTCAATAGAATCAGACGAAACAGCAGTACAGCTATCAGATGTAGACGATGGCTCTAACCCACCGTTTGATTCTTGGGGAACAACTACCTCAGCAACAGATGGAGCGATAGTAAATTACAGAAACGCTGGCAAAGCTAGAACTTGCGTACCTTTAGGACAGTATTTCGTAGTATTTAGTGATGATGGATATTTTGCATTCACAATAGACAGCCCAGGAACGATTAAAAAGATAGAAACGGTTCAAGATTACATGACGGACTTCGGAGGGGCGAGAGGGGCTGTGGCGACCCCCCTTGGCATATTCTACTTAAATGAGCGTGGATTAAACCAAATGACACAAGTCGGGTCTAAAGACACTCCTTATAGTAGACAGCAGAAGTTAAATACTGTTCTTTTGACAGATACTTACTTTGATGATGTTACTGCTGGGAATGTTGATTTGATATACGATAAGAAACAGAGGATTATCTTAGTAACTTACGCTAAAGGTTCGAGTGTGAACAATAAGGTATTAGGATATAAGATAAGTGAGGAGATTGAAGCACTGTTTGAGATTGAGGGCTGGACTATTAACAGATTCACTAAGTATAAGAACAAGATTTACGGATCAAGTTCAGTAGACGGTAGATTGTTTGAGTGTTTTAAAGGGTATACAGACGATGGAGTAGCTATTTCAACTGAATACACACAAGAGTTACCTTTAAACGGCTTATGGAACAGACACTCACTTAAAAGGTTCTATTCTAAAGGATTCTTGAGCTTAGATACTTCTATTGATGTGAATATGGATATATACGATAAGGAGGGTGCGCCTATCTCATCTAAAAGGATTAACAGATGGACACCCAAAAGAAACGATAACACAATAGACGGCTGGGGGACTTCATCATGGGGTAACAGTTCATGGGGTGGAGATTATGACCTTTCTAAGATGATAGAGGTTACTAACTGGTGCAGAGGTAGGATAGCTAATGCACAAAGAATAAGTGTAAGATTTACAAGTGCTGTTACCGAACCGCATATAATAAATTGGTTCTCAGCAGAAATAGAAGACAAAGGATATATCAAAGTCCCAGCAATGACTACAATAACTTAATTAAACATTATGGCAAACGCTACCAAATTACCTTCATTATCAGAAATTACATTTGTGCAACTATCGAGACCAGATGCACCTAACCCTAGACTAGCTTCAGCTATAAGCTCAACAGCTACTACTATTGTGTTAGAAAACCCGCCATTGGATAGTGATGGTGCAGCGATAACAGAAGCTATGCTAATAGGTATAAGAGATCAGAATAGTTATGTTGAAACTGTTTATGTTCCCGCAGGTGGAGTGAGTAGTACAACATTAACAGGATGTATAAGAGGTGTACGGCTAGATGGATTAGATTGGACAACTGGAGATACGGATTTAGCTGTTTCACATAAGGCTGGAGATGCTGTGTTTTGTAATATCTCAGGAGTTATAGGAGCTTTATATACAGCAGCAATCAACGGAACAGTCGCAACAGGTGGAGCAGGATTTACAATTGGAACAGAAGGTGGAGCTGAAACAGTAACTTTATATCGAACAACAACAGCAGGAGTTAAACTAGGATTCTCTAGGTGGCTTCTCGGTACTGGTAAAGCGCAATATTCAAACGATGGTTCAGCTTGGGTAAATTATGAAGATGTAAGCGCAAGTGATTTGTTAAAAGTTAGTGCAGCCGATACAACACCTGGGTATCTCGACACAAAAGTTACAGTAACAAGTGGCGCAGGTGCTACAGTAACAAAAAGTATTACTGATGCAGGAGGAGATGAAAGGTTCAACATAGATGTAGCTTTAAACACTTCTATTTTAGGAGTAGATGCACACGATGTATATACTCCAGCTTATTTAACTGGAGATACAGGAGCAGAAGGAACATATAGCAACTGGTTAGCGGTTTTAGATGGTTCTTTCAGAATAACAGTAGACGGTACTGCGGTGAATGTAGACGCAATAGATTTTACTGGAGTTACTGACATGGATGATGTAGCTGCTATTATACAGGTTGCTCTTAGAGTTGCTACAAGCGGAACAGAAACAGTAGTGTGGAGTACAAACAAATTCGTAATTACAAGTGGTGATGCAACATCTAGTAGTGCAATAACAGTTACCTCGACTTCTAGCGGAACAGTTGGAACAGATATATCAGGAGCAGGTGGTAGTGATTGGATGGATTGTGATACAGGGAATGGAACAGTTACAGATGTTGTGAGAAATGATGCAGCTGATGCAGGGAAATTAACAAAGCTAGATGCTAGTGGGCATATAGATGGTGGATTTATGCCAGATAATCTAAGAGGTGCAGCAGAGACAGGAAGTACAGATATTACAGGTACAGAATTAGAAACATTAAGTGACGGTAGTGATGCAGATGATTTACATAGACACGCATTCACAAAAGAATTAGTAGGAGTGGGAGCTGCAGAAGATAAGCTGTTAAACTTTCAATATCCAATTATA